TAGCCAATTAATTGCCACTGGTAATTTGTATCAAGTTCTAAAGCTGAATCCAATAATGTTTTTCTATTCCAAGAACACTTGGTGTCAATAATAGAGTTCTCAAGGATTACATCGGGAGTACCTACTAACCATTCGTTAGCATAAATATCTTCGTTCTTATAGGCTTTAATACCACCATATAAAACTTTGGATGCAAACTCTATTGCTTCGTTTTCTAATAAGATACCTTTGGTTAAATACTTAGAATCAAGTTCTTCAGTATCTCCAGCATACCAATTCTTAAGGTAAGTTATGCAAGTTTGCGATAATTCGCCTGGCTTCTTTGACTTGCTCATTAGTTTCCCTAACGATGAAGGTCTTGCTTTAAAGTATTTCATTCGGCTTAACAGTTAAAAGTCTTAAAGTCTCTGCATCCATAGAATAGCGTTCTTGAATAGCAATTAAATTCTTTGCATCCTTTAGGTAGCCTGCTCTACATTTGTCAAACAATTCAGTACCTACTTTTAAAGTTGGCTTAAGTTTTTCCTCGACCATCTTAACTGCATCGTGCATATTTGTTGCATCAGCATCTTTAGTATCATCAATAAGGAATAAACCATTAAGAGCATATTTCCGAGCATAACTGGAACTCGCACCAAAACTCTGTGCAATATCCATACCCTTGCGATTTGGCTCAATACCAGCAGAAGCCGAAGCATTAAATTCTTTACCATCTTTATCAAAAAATTGAATGTAAGTTTCGCAGAATATTATTCCTGCTTTCTCTTGGACACTATCCGATATTATCATAGTACATTCGTACTTAAGTAATAAAGGTTTAACGGCTTCCAATATATCCTCTGTTGAGCGATACTTGTACTTACCAAAAGAATTAAATTGATTTTTAGGTGCTTTTAGCTCCGATTGAATTTTTAATAGTGACATAGTTTTAAGTTTTGGTTTTTAAAGATACAATTTATTTTATTAAATTTAAGTAATTATTTTTAATTATTTGCTTCGAAATGTGATGCTCGTAATCGTTTGTAACGCTTTGAATTTCAGCTTCTTTAACTTTATTTATAAGATACATTGCCTGTACTGATTTGCAGTAGTTTCTATCTTCTAAAGTTTGTTTATAAAGCCTTTTTAATTTGTCCAGCTTACTTTCCTTCGGCGGATTATTTACGAATGTGTGTACGGTTATAATGCTCATTATCGTGGTCTACAAATGTTATACAATGTATTAGCAAAAGTAGATTGACAAGCCAACACTGGCTGCTTTAATATTGCTAAAATCAACTCTTCGTAATTCTCGTTGATAAACTCTTCGACATCTTGGGTAAAGTAAATAGGATTTTCTGCTTGTTCCATAGAAGTAGGGTCTAATTCTATCTTTACCTGACCTCTTGAAATATCGTAGTTTTCTAATACCCAAAAGCGTAAATCAGCTTGTTTGAATCTATGGTGGTAAATAATAAAACCATCGGTGTATTCGGTATAATAGGTGTTTTGATAGTCTATCTCAACTATGTTAATATCTTGGATAATTGGGTTTTTTAACTTTTTCATTTCTTTCTTGTAATGGTTAAACAATTTTTGGTTAATTCTTTGCAGGAGTATAGTTTCCCGTTGTAACTTTTGTAATACGATAGTAAAGACCTGATTCGGTTGCCTTCTCGTTTGTCTACTTGCATAGTCTCCCCTATGCTAAGCAACTTAATTTGTAGTGCTTGTTCTTTCTGGTAAATCATCTAATAATTGTAAGGCTCTTTTAAATACTTGGATTCTTGCGTACACTTGTCTTGATTGATAAGGGTCTTTTTGTACACTTGGTAACTGATTAGTTAGCTTGTTAATTGCATCTTTTAAGCCTTGCTCAAATGATGGTTCTTGTGGGTAGTTTATCATTTCTTTTGTTTTGGTTCAACAAATATCTTAATTAAGATTATAAATCCAAACATTATTTTAATAAAAGCCACAAATAAATCATAACTTGCTGATAATCAAAGAGAATAATTTTAAAGTTTTTTTAGGATAAGGTAAACAATTACTCCAATACCTAATAAATAGAGTAAAGTGTTATTTCCTTTAGGTTTTTCTTCTTGAATCGTGGTTTTATCCACCTTAATAGCCTTGTTTTCTTTCTTATCGATTTTAAGGCTTTGTAAGCGTTTTCTTTCCTTAATGTGTCTCTTTATATGGATTGCTTTGAGTTTGTACTTGTAATCGCCTCTAATAGCTTCTAAAGGTGTAACCTGATGGTTTACCAATGTGTCAAATACATAAGCTATTTCTTCAGTAGTTTCAATATCACTTGAATCGGTAGCTAATTCTACCTTTTGAACAATAGTTACAACAGAATCCACTTTTGTAGTTTCTACCAGCTTTTTAGACTTGCAAGAAGATAGTAGTAAAATTACTACCAATACATAAATTATTTTATTGGCGTCCATAATTTTATTAGTTTCTTTTGTCTCTCGATTCTGCAATCAGCCTTGCACTTTGAGCAGTATATTTTTGTTCCTGAAGATATGTATTCAGCTTTACAACACTCGGAAATAGTCAAAGGGTTTACCTGCTCTATTTCTTGTATTACTTCTATATTTAAGTCTTCGCTTATTTCTTTTAATTTCTTTGCCATAATCTAAACTAACATTAAGTTCCTTTCGCAAATTTAACCAAAATAAAGTAATATTCCTACTTACCGCTTTCATAGTCAATATCTCTTTGTAAGCATTCAATTGCTTTCTTTAAGTCCTGAACCAAAGCATCCTTCTTTCCTGCTCTTAAAATATACTTAATAGCATTACCTTTCATAAAAGATAAATTATAAGCGTTGGCTATATCAATCACATCCACAGGCACACCTTTAATTTCTACTTTGTAGTATTTAGGCTTTGTAACTATATCAGCTATATCCGAACCTGTTAATTCAGTCGGTTTAAATTGATGTTTTACGCTGCAATTAGTACATACTTCTGTACATTCGCAATTTTCTAAGTGGTTAATTTCTTCTATAGATTTCATTTTGTTTCTCTTTTAGTTTTTCTTTATTTGTTTCGGTTATTAATTGTCTTCTTACTATTTCTATTTCTTTGTATAATTCTTTTAGTCTTTCTACTAATATCTCACTCTTCGTCTTGTTCATAATCTAAAAAATCTAACCTGGTGTCTATCATTTTAATTAATCGTGCCTGTGTTAAGGTCTTATAACTTGGGAATAAAAGTAGTGATTTCTCTTCTAATTCAAAAAGAAAATAGACAAAGAATTTTAGTTCCTCTAAAATCTCGCCATCAGTCATATCGAAAACTTCTTCTTCCTTATTCTCCATATAAAACACCGTTATAAACACATTTATAATCTATTATAGCGTGTGGTTGTGCAAAGAATAAAACCTTGTCGCCATCTATTTTAAAGGTAACTTCCAGGAAGCCTTGACACCAATCAGCAATCTTACCTGTTGGTAAATATTCTACTGCTTCCATTAACCTTGTACACCCAACCTCAAACCAAGCGTTAATATTATGCCTATTACGAATATATCGCATTCCTAATCTGTGTGAGTGTCCTGTGCAACCTGAACCCCAATACTCAATAATATTCTTCTCACTTGCATTCTTTGTTAAAGATAGACCGTGAGTAATATCGAAAATATCAAAGTAATTAAAAACATCCGTAGGGTCGTAAACCATATCATTTTCAGCCAAATGAAGCATCTCTTCAAACTTGGTACTTTCAAAATGTTTATAAAGAATAGCTAATCTTGCAAGTTGCCCTTTGGATAATAAAAATGGCTTTGTAACTCGCTCATCGTGATTGCCAGTTCTTATAGTAATCTTTGCATCAGTACTTAATCTTAAAGGCTTTAGGATTTGTTCTTCGGTGTATTTGAACTCTTCTACTTCGTTGTAGCCGTTTAAGATACCTTCCATAAATAATTTATTGGTATGTTTAGAAACAAAAGGTAAGTCTACTATATCTCCATTAATACAGACTTCATCAAACTTATTGTGTTGGAGGATGTTATTGATTACTCGCAAACATTTAAGGTCTGCTAACCAACCGTGAGGGTCGGAAAATACAAATAACTTGTAAGTTCTTTTATCCGTTAGCTTTTTTAACTGATATTGGTTAAACTCGGTTTCTGAAAGTCTTGGTCGGTGCATAGTTTTTTTCTCGAAATTAGTTATTATTTATCTTTTATTCAAAGGCTTACGATTTATAGTAGTCATATAACCACCCAAAGCAATCAAAGCCGATAAGAATAGCTTAATACAAGTATTAAAAGACCAAATAAAATTATCCCAGTCAATAGTCACCCAAGCATTTGCAATAGCTACAATCGCTCCAAATACAGTTGAAAGTGTGTTACGCAATTTTAGCATATTCGTTGTATTCAGCTAATCTTCTATTTAATAAACCTTTATTTACTACACCTCCTGCTTTAGTCCACATCAAGAAACCAACTTTAATTTTTTCAATAGTTTGCCCACCGTTGATAAACTTAACCAAAGAAGACTTTGCAAACGCTCCACAACCTATATTATAACAAAGACAAAATAAAGCATCAAACTCATTTTGTTTTAATGGTCTTAATACATATTTAGAAACGCAATTAGCGTACTGCGCAGAAGTGTCTACAAACAATTTAAACGCTTCATCTTTACTTGCTAATTTATCGCCT